CCTTCTGATGCTCGAGCTGGGCGTAGAAAGGCTTATTGCGAACGTAGTGAGGGCCAGATGGATAAGTTCCCTAAGGCTGCAGCAGACCCAAATAGCCGGTTACGACAGGCCCGTAAAAGATGGAAGTGCTGACATGGAAATGGTATTGTGGAATGCGCTGCTATCCTTTTTGCTGGCGATTATTGGTTGGATAATGCGGGAAAAGTCCGAGGAATTACATCGTATTCAGATACTGTTGAATAAAACTCGGGAAGAAGTAGCAAAAGAATACCTCACGCGGGTGGAAGTACATGCTGACATCACGCGAGTATTAGACAGGTTGGATCGGCTGGATGCAAAGATAGATCGATTAATGGAGAGCAAACATGCCAGCTAAGAGTGCCAAGCAAAAGAAGTTGATGGATGCGGCAGCGCATAATCCTGCTTTTGCTAAGAAGGTGGGCATTCCTTTCTCTGTTGCAAAGAAATTCAGTAAGGCTAGTAAGGGCCAAGAATTCGCTAAAGGCGGCACACTGAGCCGTATTGGTAGAGCAGTTACCCCAGAGCGCCGCGACCCTGATATTGGCAAGATGATACAGCCGCAAGCTGTTCCAAAGGTTAAAGAAAAGAATCTTCCGGGTTTCATGAAAGGCGGAGAGATTCAAGTAAGGGGCGTAGGAAAAGCGCGCCCACAAAAAGCAAGGATTTGCTAAATGACTACCTCCGGTACCGCTACCTTTAATCTTGAGTTCGATGACCTGATCAACGAGGCATACGAGCGTTGCGGGCTGGAGACGAGAGAAGGTTTTGACATGCGCACTGCGCGTGTGTCGTTGAACCTGTTGTTTGCAGAGTGGGCTAACCGTGGATTGAACCTTTGGACGATTGAACAGCGGTCCGTGACGATGGTATCAGGGCAGGCGGAGTACACGCTACCTTCTGATACCGTAAATGTCTTGTCGGCGGTTATTCGCACTGGATCAGGTCAGACTCAGCAGGACAGTACGATAGATCGAATTGGCCAGAACGAGTACTTGCACTTGCCGGACAAGAACACGATGTCGCGTCCTTCCCAGTTTTACGTGCAACGTACAATCTCGCCTAAATTGTTCGTTTATCCTGCTCCAGATAGCTCAGAACCCTACATATTTCGGTACTATGGCGTTAGGCGCATTGAAGATACAGGTGGATTTACCAATACGGCGGACATTGTCTTCCGTTTCCTGCCTTGTTTGGTTGCCGGTCTTGCGTACTATCTTGCAATGAAGAAGTCCCCGGACAGAATTGCAATCTTGAAGCAGATATACGATGAGGAATTCATACGCGCTGCGCAGGAAGATCGAGATATTGCTAGTGTGTATCTAACCCCGGATTTTAGTTTGTAAGATGTCCTATACAGCCGGTAAATATGCGCTTGGAATATGCGACCAGTGTGGTCAGCAGTTCAAGCTGAACGAGTTGAAAAAGGAATGGACGGGGTTTAAGGTATGTCAGGAATGCTATGAGCCCAAGCATCCTCAGTTAAATACGCAACGAGCAATTAATGAGCCTATTGCACTACAGCAGCCTAGGCCCGATGGAATACAGACAGTTAGGGTATCGCTTATTTACGGTGGCGACTCTACTTTTTCTAGTGTAGGTATGCAGCCAGCCCCTGCAGCGCGTCCACTGACGGCAGCAGGCGTATTGGGAACGGTTACGGTGAGTATTACATGAACTATGCAGAGCTTACTGCCGCGATACAAGACTATGTGCAAAATGAGTTCACTAGCACAGAGTTAGCTACGTTCGTCAAACAGGCCGAACAGCGCATCTATAATAATGTTCAGTTCGCTTATTTGCGGAAGAATGTTACTGGCACACTTACCTCAGGCAATAAATACTTATCGACACCTACCGATTTCTTATCGGCCTATTCCTTGGCGGTGATAGATGCTACGGGTAATTACACATACCTTTTGAATAAAGATGTAAATTACATTCGTCAGGTATACCCTTCGCAAAGCACTACAAGTCTGCCTAAATATTATGCTATTTTTGGGCCGACAATAGTGTCAGACACCTTCACCCCCGAGCTAAGTTTGATCATGGGGCCTACTCCAGATCAAAACTACGCAGTAGAGCTACATTACTATTTTTATCCACAATCTATTGTTACTGCAGGCAATACATGGCTTGGGGATAACTTTGATTCTGCGTTGCTTTACGGCTCCTTGGTGGAGGCTTATACCTTCATGAAGGGTGAGCAAGATATGATGATTCTGTACGATACAAAGTACAAGGAAGCATTAGCATTGCTGAAGAATCTGGGTGATGGTAAGCAGCGTGGCGATGCGTATCGCGATGGCCAAATTAAATTACCGGTTAGTTGATTATGGCTATCACGCAAACATGGACGACTAGTTTTAAGTACCAGATCCTGCTCGGGGAGCATGATCTGGATACGGACGTATTGAAGATGGCTCTTTACACAAGCTCTGCCTCATTAGGTGCGAATACTACGGTGTATACGACAACGGGAGAGACTTCTGGTACGGGCTATACCGCAGGCGGGATTGTCTTGACGAATGTCACAGTAAGTTCTGGAAATGGCATTGCCTATGTGGGGTTTGATAATCCAACGTGGTCTGGAACATCTTTCACTACAATTGGTGCATTGATCTATAACTCTAGCAAGAGTAATAAGTCTATTGCAATATTAAATTTTGGGCAAAATCAAACCACAACAAATGAAAATTTTGTCTTACAAATGCCTTCCAATAACCCCACTTTCGCATTGATTCGTCTTATTTGACGAATCATGTAATGTAAGGAGCAGTTATGATCCAACAAGACGTAAAACTTGGCGGCGTGTTCACTGTAGAGTGCCACGATGCTGCGGGCAACCTGAAATGGACCGAAGATTTCCATAACCTTGTGGTAAATGAGGGTCTTCAATACTCCAACACACAAGTATTCAAGGGCGTTACTTACACGGCTACTTGGTATATTGGTTTAGTGGAAGGCCCCGGCGCAGGCAATACTTACGGTCCAACGGATGACATGGGTTCGCATGGGGGCTGGACGGAGAATGTTGACTACACGCAAGCCAATCGACCAACTCTGACTTTTGGCACCGCGACAGACGCTAATCCATCAGTTATTGCTACTTCTGCTGCAGTATTTTCAATGAATGCCACAGCCGATATTGCGGGAGCGTTTATTACAACAGAGAACACTAAGAGTGGTACTACTGGCACCTTGTTTTCGGTGGGTAACTTTACTGTTGGTGACCGCGGCGTGGTTAGTGGCGATACACTGAACGTGACCTACACCTTCTCTGCGACTGCCTCCTAATGTTCGGTTTTTCGGCCATTGCTGCTGCTCCTTTTGCTGATACCGGCGGGGCAGCTATTTTGCTTGAGATAGCAGAAGCTACTACTGTAGCTGCGTCTTTCTCTCCCGTTTTATCAGCAGTGGCCACTGTAGCCGAATCAAGTACGTTTTCAGAGGCGATTACTGTTATTCGCTCTATTAACGTAGGGGTAAGCGAAGTAGCTTCTATGATAGAAGCATTAGGGGCACAAGGCGATTTTAACTTGGTGGTAGAAGAAGCTGCAACAGGGACGGATTCCATAACGGTCATTTCAGACTTTAATGCATCTGTGGTCGAAGCGGCTAATTTAGCATCCAATTTAGTTGGAAATATCGATTTTTATACGCTGCTTACTGAATCTATTGTTTTAGAGGATCTACCTTCCCGCATGCTACTTTGGGAACTTATTGCAGACAATCAAACAATAAGTTGGGGATTAATAAGTAATAACCAAACAATAAGTTGGGGATTGATAAGCGATGACCAAACAGCAAACTGGCAAAATATAGATACCGTGTAAGAGGATAAAATGGCTCTTGTTTTTGCAGACCGCGTAAAAGAAGGAAGTAATACTGCTGGCACAGGAGCATTGACGCTTACTGGAGCCGCGGCAGGATTTCAATCTTTTTCAGCCATAGGTAATAGCAATACAACCTACTACACCATCTATGAACAAGCTTCAGGTGGGTGGGAAGTAGGCATTGGTACGTATACTGCAGCAGGCACCTTACTGTCTCGCGACACGGTTTTATCCTCTTCTAATGCAGGCTCGTTAGTCGTCTTTACCACGGCGGATAAAGAAGTATTTGTTACCTATCCAGCAGAACGTGCGGTATATAAGAATTCGGCCAATACTTATACTGTCCAGCAAGCTTTTGATGCGTTGACGGCTAACTCTGTTTTTACTACCTCTGCTGCGCTAACCACAGGAACAGTTTCTACCACTCCTACGAGTAATACCGACATTGCTAATAAGCAGTACGTAGACGGTCTGGTTACGCAGGGTATTTCGTACCATGAGCCTGTTTATGTGGAGTCCCCAGACACCGCAGGAAATTTAACCGCCACATATGCCAATGGCGGTACAAATATCAACATTATTGATATTGCAAATGGGTCTGACCTTACCTTTTTTGGAGCGCCGCCAGCAGTAGGGGATCAACTTCTCACCTCAACTGGCAATGGCCTAGTCGCTGGAACGCAGTATTGGGTGGTAGCAGAAGTTGGAGCCGCTCGTCAAATTTCGTTAACCTACGGTGGTGCGGTTATTACCGGATTAACAAACGGTAGCGTAACGATTCCCACAAGATATAACGATGGTGTAGGAGCTACGGTTACTAATAATGGTACTAAAGCGGCGTTGACTGTTGACGGCGTTTTAATGACGGTTGGCAAGCGAGTTTTGGTGTACAACCAAACCAATCAGTTTGAAAACGGCGTGTATGAAGTCACCACGGTAGGCACTCCCGATCCCGGAGGCACAAACTGGGTACTTACTCGTACTACGGACGCTGACACCTACGGGGTGCGAACCCCCAGCGCTTTGGGGTATAACGACGCTTTCTTCGTTACCAACGGGGACACGGGAGCGGGCGAGACTTACGTTGTCACAACAACAGCCGCTATTTTCTTTGGTATTACAAACATTACGTTTGCCCAGATTAGTTCTGCGCAGGTTTACAGCGCCGGTACTGGGCTAAACCTTTCCCCTGCTACGACGTTCAATATTTCCAATACGACCGTATCGGCTAATACGTATGGCTCTGCGTCGGCAGTACCCGTTTTCACGGTCAACGCGCAAGGCCAACTTACAGGCGTAACTGATACAAATATCGCCATCGCTTCTGGTGCGGTATCGGGGCTTGCGGCATCGGCCACGACCGATACAACTAATGCGGCCAATATCACTTCCGGCACGTTGCCTTCTGGCAGACTTATCGGTGGATATACTCAAGTAACCGCAGTGGGGACGTTGACTGCGGGCACTTGGAACGCCGATACTATTGGTGTAAGTTATGGTGGCACAGGGTTATCAACTACGACGGCTTACAGTATTGTATTTACTGGCACCACTTCAACTGGCGCATTTCAAGCATCGGCGGGGCCGGGAACCACGGGGCAAGTTTTAACGTCTAACGGGGCAGGGGCATTGCCCACATTCCAAACAAGTACGGCGGCATCTAAGTCTTACGTACAGGCAATAGGTATTTTGCGCGGCTTATAAGGAAATAACATGGCAGTCACAAATTTCTCACCTTTGCTAGGATTGGCCTTACCCACTACCGGAGATTTGTCTGGCATTTGGGGTACTACGGTCAATACGTCTATTACCAACCTGCTTGATTCAGCGGTTGCGGGAACCACGACACTTAGTGCTGATGCTGATGTCACGCTGACCACAACAAATGGATCAGCTAATCAGGCGCGTAACGCGATTATTCTTTGGACGGCTAGCGGTACGGTTACTCGTAACATTACCGCTCCTGCTCAGTCTAAGGCGTATTTGGTTATTAATGCCACGGGCAGTACGCAATCTATCGTTTTACGCGGCGCGGGTCCAACAACTGGGGTAACAATTCCTGCCGGAGCGAGAGCGTTAGTAGCATGGAATGGTTCTGACTTTGTCAAGATTGTCAGTAATCCAGTGTCATTAACTACAGACGTAACAGGTGTTTTGCCTGAAGCTAATGGTGGCACAGGGGAATCAAGCTATACCAATGGACAGTTGCTGATTGGTAATACTGCGGGGGGTTTAACAAAAGCTACCTTAACCGCGGGTTCTAACGTAACCATCACAAATGGCGATGGCGGAATTACTATTGCTGCAAATGACACAATCGGCATTACTGCTGGTAAGTCCATCGCTTTTGATTTAATCTTCGCTATATAAAAAGGAATTGATATGGCAAATCCGAACATCGTTAATGTTGCCGCTATTTACGGCAATACCTCTACTACGTCATTAAGCACGACATCTGCTACGTCAATTGCGAGTAATGCCTCCGCAAGCGGTAAGATCTACAAGATCAACTCGATCACGGTCGCTAATATTGACGGTACTGTGGCGGCTGATATAACGATTAACATTTACTCCGCTGCGGCTCTGGGCGGTACAGCTACGGCGATTGTTTCTACTATCTCTGTGCCTGCCGACGCTACGCTGATCGTAACTGATAAGACTACGAGCTTTTACTTGCTAGAAGACAGGTCTATTGGCGCAACGGCTGGCACGGCTGGCGACCTTGTCGTTACCGCAAGCTGGGAAGAGATCAACTCCTAGAGGTAATAGTCATGTCGATGCGTTACATAGCTGGGTTTATCTCCGCGTTCTATAACCCGTTGAAGGTGCCTGATGCGCCTACGATTGGTACGGCGACCGCCGGTTCAAACCTTAACGCGACGGTTACTTTTACTGCCCCAAGTAATGTAGGGGGTTCTGCGATTACTCAATATACGGTTATTTCTAGCCCCGGGGGGATCACCGCAACGGGGGCTTCTTCACCTGTAACCGTAACGGGTTTGACACTAGGGACTTCATACACGTTCACAGTTACGGCAGCAAACTCAAACGGCGCAGGACGCGCTTCAGCCGCGAGCAATAGCATCACAGCCACCAATATCGCTGTGCCACAGTACATCGCGTTAGCTGGTTCCCTAGGCGTACTAGCCTACACATATGACGTGGCAACTGCTTCGTTTACAAATGTCAGCGCCACTTATGTTCCTGCGGGTTCCCCGGAGGTTGCAGGTAGTTATGAAGGGATTGCCACTAACGGGCAAGGAACCAAAGTTATTTCAACAGGTTGGACTTCTCCGTTACGATGCGCTACGTTTGATCTAGCTTCTACTCCGTGGGGGATGACTTCGCAGGCCGCTTTACCGATAGGTACTAGCGGAAATGCGCTTGGTGGATCTCCTTCTGTTAATTCCAGAGGCACTTATGTGGTGGTGAGTTCAAAGGCGGCGGGTGGCGCTTATTATTCAGCCTCTACGGCCAACACTTGGACAAGTATGGCGGTTAATACGGTCTACGTCAGAACGGCAGCAGGACACAATAGATTTTACATTGCTAACAGCGACACCGACTTGAGGTGCTATGCCGGAACTGCCGCGCCTAGCTATATCAGCAGTATAAACTGCGGAAGCTCGGGGAACATGGATGCTTCAGAGCGCACGTATGATCCAACCAGCTATACGAATCCCCCCACCAACGAAATCATTGTTGTTTCTGGAGCCACAAGCGCGATTATCCTTTACACAGCAAGCACGAATTCTTATTCTATTTTGCGTCAGGGTTCAGTCAGCGATGGTTTGCCAACAACAGTTAGCGCGTCCATCACTAGGGACGGAACCAGAGCAGTGTTTGCTAATGCAACTACCGCTTATATTTACAATATAGATCCTACCGCGGGGACAGCCTCTTTGTTCACCAGTTTTGCTATTAGCGGGGCGGTTAATTCGGGCGCAACTAATGTTGGCATTTTCCCGAATGGCAACGCAATAGTTC